CAGCAGTACACCCAGTACCTGAAAAGATTCAGGCGGAAGCTAGTAAGATTGCTAAGACTTGGATTGGATTTGACGCACACCCCGTGCTTAAAGCCGCAATCCTTGAGCGCTCCGTCTTCTTTGTCCTGCTCCCGATCTTCAGGTTCCTCGGGGACACTGGTCTTCGCACCATTAGTGCCGACATCAGCAGGGACGAGATGACACACGTAGCTGCCCACACAATGGTGGCTAAGGAAGTCCATGCTAATACAACCTCAGCTATCAATGCACTGCGACGTGCAACAGTTAACTGGGTTGTTGAACCACTCCAAGGTGAGGCTGAGAACAAGCACCTGTCTGCTAACTTCTGGCAAGCACAGAGTGACAGTCTCTATAAATCAGGTAAGGCAGTAGGCCTTGCTGATACTAGAGCTAGCAGGATGCCAGCCTTCTTTGAAACTAACAATGTAAATCTACCTCAGTATGCATGACACACACAGCTGAACTTGTTTGGATAACTCCAGACGCAGAAAAGCTCATTGGAAAAATTGCAAGGGTCTCTAACCCTGAGAATGAAGATAACCCTGACTATGAAAAGTTATTAAGATATCTAATCAAACACAAGCACTGGTCACCATTTGAGATGGCCAGCATGTGCGTGGAGATTGAGACTACCAGGGCTATCTCCCCTCAGATCCTGAGGCACCGAAGCTTTAGCTTCCAAGAGTTCTCCCAACGCTACGCAGTAGCTATGGAGATAGAGCTGCCGAAATTACGACGGCAAGACAACGGTAACAGACAGAACTCCTTTGATGACCTTGATGCTCAGGAGAAAGTATTTGCTGAGCTGGCAATTACAGATCTCTTTAATGAAGCACAGCACTGCTATGAAGCACTGCTTGAAATGGGAGTGGCTAAGGAATGTGCCCGTGCTGTCCTACCACTGAACACTAAAACCAGAATGTATATGTCTGGAACTATCAGGAGTTGGTTACATTACTGTGACCTACGCTGTTGGCATGGTACTCAATGGGAGCACACACAGATTGCTCTCAACATTTTGAATATACTGAAGGAACAAGTTCCCACTATCGCCGCAGCTATGTGGCCAAATAACAATGACTGAAGACAAGGAACGCAGGGCACGTTATGAAAATGCCCTAGGAGTTGCAAGAAAGCACGGCAACAAGATGTTTGAAGCTGCGATCCTGTTAGAGATCAGGCTGATGGATCAGGAGTCAACTGGTAAAACCATCACCCCTGACCCAGCAGAAATGGAAGCAGTTGATGAGGTTGCCTCAACTCTCAAGCAATTTAATATTGAACTGCCCACACGTGACGAGCTTTATGACGTATGATTAGGACTGAAAACATTTATATCGTTTCTAATGAATTTCATATGTGCAACTCTTGAGTTACGAAATTTGGGAGATAGTGTCCAAGCCTATGGGCTGGATTATTGCAGTGCTGACGCTGTTGTGCCCGCTAACAGCGGTGCTAGCGAGGTACGATTCAGACTACTTTGCTACGAACGCCAAGGCCCTAAGCTCCAGGCCTTCCTTGATTGGAAGCCAGGCACCCGTGCCTTGATCACCGGCAACATTGTATTCAGTGATGACACAGCAAAACCTTTGGACCTTATTGTTACAACGATTGAGACTTCTGTACCTCAAGAGATGTACTGCAATCAGGTTGTTCTTGGGAATGCGTTCTTCGGTTCAGATGAAATCAAGGAACGTAAGAACGGTCAAGTAGCCGTTAAGATTGGTACAACACTAGACAACAGCGACGTTACAACGTGGCTATTTATGGAGACACATGAATCAAGAAAGGAGAAACTCAGTGGCAGAATTCGGAAGGGTCGCCCAATCTGCGTCAATGGATATCTACGTGAATTTAGGAAGGAAGGTGACACGTCTCCTTACCGGGCTATCTGCGCGAACGACTTCAGTACTAGAAAGGACCGCGACCAATCTAGACGAGGTCCACAATCGTCGGGTACGGCATCGGGCTACACAGAGACAGACCCCACCCCCGACTACTGATTACCCTGACTACTAAATAAACACTGGCCCCTAACTTAAGGGGCTTTTTTATTACCTAAAAATTATGACAGTAACACTAATGCCTGGATCACCTGTTGACTACTCTGACTTGTCAGCAGACGAGCAGAACTTGTACATGGAAATCACTGAGATGTTCGGTGAGAAGTGGACACATGAGCAAACCCTTGACTTCATGGGGGAGCTTGATCACTACAGCATCACAACTTTAGATAACTTACTTGATGCATTCTCGTATGTTACTGATTGTCAATACACTGAGGACGGAGCTAAGGCTGAGTACGCAGAGTATTTTCACTGTGAATGTCTTGGTGAAGCTTATGCATATGAAAAGGTTGTTGTTGATTGGACAGCTACATATGATTATGCATTGAAGTTTGATACCTTCATCATCGAGTTTGATGGTGACTTCTACTTCTTCAACAGTAACTATTAACCCCACAATTGTTATATCAGATAGTTATATTTAAAGGGTCAAACCTTTATATAACAAATGACGCTAACGATTATGCCCCCTGAATTGGTGGCTGAAAAAGACAAAATTGAAACTAAAGAACCACAACCCTATTGGAAACCAAGCTCACTTAAAGATGGAGAATCAGAAGAGTTCCGACTACTCGGATGCTACGAAACAGGACACGCCGTCACTGGATGGCAGTATGCCTCTGAGGTTCTGGATGATAAATCTGGCGAGCTTCGGTTTAATGGCTTTGTCGTCACTCGTTCTCATCCTGGTTCTCCTTCAGATATTGCCCGTGAAACAGACTGGTCCAAACCTGATCGGCCCAAGATCGACGGAACTTCAGTCAAGCCACGTCGGTTCCTTGCATGGGTGGCTACTTCAGCAGCTAGAGGACGCCTAGAAGTTATGTTTATTGAACAGAAGTCTTTGCGTGAACAACTCACTGAGATCTTGCAAGAGGATGAAGACTACACTTGGACTGAGGATGGCCTTGCTAATTTCTCAATTAAGATTAGCCGTAAAGGTACTGGGCTTGAGACTACTTACTCAATACTCCCGAAGGTCCGCGCTGTTCCTGACAAAATTAAAAAGGAATGGGAGTCCCAAAAGATATCTATCTGGCTACCTAACTTTTTTGAAGGTGAAGATCCTTTCGCTGGTCGGAAGACTGGTGAAAAAGGTCTACCTGCTGGCGGAACAGACAAGCACGGGGCAACCGTGATGGCTAAGAAAATCAAACCTAAAACTAACGATAACACTGAATTCTAATGTCCGAACAACTCGCAAATCTTCCACCTGAACTTCAGGCACGCATCAACGCAATCGTCGAGCAGGCTAATGCTGCTCCACCTCAATCCGAGACACAGCATCAAGTAGCAATGGCCCCTCCAGCATCATTGGCAACACGTCCACCATCATTGATGGATCACATTGTTGCATTACGCCAGGAGGTTTCTGTCCTATCTCAACAGACACAAGCAACTGCACAAGTAACTGAAGCTGTCGGGAATGCCGTTGGACAGTTGTATCAGATGTTTTGCTCACAAACCGAAACTACAACTTATAGCTCAGAGTTTCAAGCGCAGAGGTCGGGTGTAGAGGATGACTACTGAAAAACCATATAGGATTAGCACTCCGTCTGGTTATCGTAAATATCTCTGCAGTGGACTCTATATGCCCAGTGTGACTACAGTTCTTAGTGCTACTGAGACTGCGAAGTCTAAAGCTAGCCTTGCTACTTGGATTAAAAATAATCCTGGTGGCAGCGAGGCTGCTTCTACTAGAGGTACAGCAATACATCAATGCTGCGAGAACTATCTCAGAGGTTTGCCTCCCGCTTGCCCCGAAGAATATTTACCCTTCTGGAATGGTATAGATGAATACCTTAATTGGTTTGATGTCCTTCACTGGTCAGAGCGTCCCTTAAGAAAGGATTGGTATCACCTACGTTCAGACGACAAGGTGGTATCATATGTCTGGAGCACAGAGCATTTGTATGCAGGATGTCCAGATTTAATTGGTGAGATAGGTGGAGTTAAAGTCATAGCAGACTTTAAAACAAGCAATGCCCCATACAGGAACTCGTTCCCCGACCGTGGGGATCGTATGGGGTTTGGAGGGTTCCGCAAATATACTAAATGTGCTCAGCAAATGGCAGCTTATCGGCTTGCTTTAGCTGAACGTACAGGTTTTAAATGTGATGTAGGCCTTATAATTGTCGCCACTGAGGAGACAACACAAGGTATATTTATAGACGGAGATCAAATGGATCTTCACGAAAGTAGATTCCTTAAACGGGCTCAACAATTTCACGATATGGAAGGTACTAATAATGAAGCTGAGGCTAGCAGTTCATAAGAGCTGCAAGAACAAAACTAACCCACAAAAGGTTGCCAAGGGTTGGTCCAATATCCTAGAAGATATTTCCTGGCTGGAAGGCTGGGTGAAGGCAGGTTACGGCTGGTGTTCAACTCACTTTATTGATCGCCACCGTAAGTCAGAAAATGCTAGTGGCAGTAACGTTATCGTTATTGACATTGATGGCGACACAACACTAGAGCAGTTCTGGAATACAGATACTGCTAGGAACTGGTGCGGTGCTACCTACACTTCTGCTAGTCACACCAACGAAGAGCATCGCTTCCGTGCTTTATTCCCATTGGAGATTGACTTAGCAACCATAGGTCAGCACAGAGCTGCCTATTGGCTAATTGTTGATCGTTTAGTAGCAGACCTTGGGATTGAAGCTCTTAAGGATAACTGCGGTCAAAAACCAGAGCGTCTATGGTATGGAAATACTGAAGCTGAATTTATATTCAGTGAAGGCATTGTCCCTGCATTTCTGCTACAGGATATTGATTATATAGAACCAACTGACTTTACTAAATCAGATATATCCGACAAGGATATTGAACGTTGTAAATGGCTGCTTGAGAACTTCCTGCTCCCTTCTGAGGATGGTGAATATGAGGCCCGTTACGTACCAGTCATGGCTGCGTGTGCCGCTATCGGCGAGGCGTTGTTTGACTGCTGGGTTGATTGGGTATTGCGTGGTCATCATGGGGAAAAGGAAGAGAATATTCGCCCTTACAAATGGAGAGGTCTCGGTAAACATAGTGGCCCTGCTAAACTGTATTCGCTAGCAAAGAAACAGGATGCCAACTGGACTAGTAAGTTACCAGCTAATCTAAGATTTGGTGCAGCTGGTTCGGCTGTGGGTTACACCGAAGCTGATCCAGTTGCCAGTTTCGATGAAGTCATATCCCATAGTAAAGGAGTAACGATGAATACTTCAGCAGATGAGATGCTTCCAGAGCCCGTACCTGATTCATCACAAGTCAAACGAACTAGAGGCAGACCTAAAAAGAGTAACGATGATGCTGCTAAGGAACGTGAGAATGATGTCAAACAGGTTAAAGAAATTCTTTCAGACTTAAGGAAGAATGAACTCACGGGTGCCATTGAATACACCAATGTAGATGGTAAGACTATTGCCCTTCAAGGGAATGACTTAGATCTGATGACGACTAAGCTTGCTTGTGAACACGGGATCTTTATCCCTGAACCACGAATCAAGTCAGCTATCCAATATGCAGCAGCTAAAAATAGCTACTGTCCTATCAGGAAATACCTTGATTCATGTAGTGCACATAGTAAGCCCCATCCCGATTGGGACAGGATTGGCGAAGTCTTCCTAGGCAACAAGCACCAGATTGCCACCCTCGCTATGCAGAGGATGATGATTGGAGCTGTAGCCAGGGCATTCAAGCCTGGTGTATCTATGAGCTGGCTTCCCATCCTTGTGGGTGCCCAAGGCGTAGGTAAGTCTATGTTCAGTCGCAGCCTTGTGCCTGAAACATTGTTTACAGAGATCACCATACCTCTAGAGACATTGATGAAGGAACAGTACAGACTGCATGTGGCTTGGCTACTTGAGCTTCCTGAGATTGATAATTACTTCAGTATCAGGAACATTGAGAACTTCAAGAACCTAGTTACAACTAGGTGTGATGAGGTTCGTTATCCCTATGCCTCCTTACCATCTAAACTACCACGTAGGTTTGTACTGATTGGTACAACCAACAGGAACCAGTTTCTGGTAGATAGTACAGGTAATAGACGCTTCGTACCTCTAGAGATTGCTGCTAACTTCTTAGTCCCTTGGCAGCGTCTGGTTACAGAGCGTGATTCAATGTGGGCAGCGGCGGTAAAGGCTTACCGTGAGGGTACTACCTACGAGTTTGATTCAGGAGAGATCGCAGCTATAGCTGATTACATTCAAGAATTCGGTGATCCCGATCCTTGGATGGAGAAGGTCACTCAGTTCATCAATCTTCGTAAAGAAGTCACCGCTGCACAAGTGCTGACTGAAGCACTAGACATTGATGCCCGGCAACAGAGCAGACGAGAGTCCCGCAGGGTTGCAGATGTTCTGCAAGCTATGGGATGGAGGCGACTGGTAACTTCCCGTAAGGATAAGGCTACTGGTAAGTCTAAGTCTGTACGTGTCTGGCAAAGACCTAAAGATGATCCTCTATCTGAAGAACATATTCTCAACGACTTTTAAATGAAATGCTTGCAAATGATATCAAACTCGGCCAACGTGTCGTGCTCACTTCTAATGGAATGTTTGCTCTGATTGTTGGTATGCCTGAGTACTACACCCCCAGAGCAAAGTTAGTTCGTATAAAGTATGAGAATAGTACTCGTTTTGAGTACGTTATTAATCATATGATTGAGCCGCTTCCCTTGGAATCGCAGTACCCAGCGAACGGCGGCTCTTATGTTAAACCTGAAACCTCTTTCTGACTATGGAATACAAAGTCACCATGAGCATTAACGCTGACACTCACCCACGGAAATGGCTCCTTGAATGCATTTATGACAATCTCAATGAAGGTGAAGACATCCTTGAATGGGAAATTGAACCTATGGAATTTATTGAAAATGGCTGAAGCGCAACCCAGTAAGAAACGTGGAGGTCATGTCTATGGCCGTCGTAATTTACGCATGAGTAATACAGCAGAAGAGGGTGAACTATGTATCTACGTAGGTCATTCCCTCGGAAGCTTTTCTACTCATTCCATGAGGTATGACAGTCACCAAGCCTGTGTCCGCTGCGTTGCCGCTGCCCGTGAAGGTCGGATGTCGCTTGATATTGACAAGCTCCTTAAACGTTTCCGATCCAGAGCACTTAAATTCTGGAGCCAAGTAGACATTGGCTCTCCAGATGAATGCTGGCAATGGCATGGCTGCGTCAATACTAGAACTCAGCAGCCGCAATTTGCTTGGCGTAGGCACGCCATCAGTAGTTCCACTCAGCACCACCCTCAACGTGTTGCAATGTGGTTTGCTTGGGGTGACCTAGGCTTTACAGGAGTGAAAACTACATGCGGCAACAAGTACTGCTGTAATCCTTTCCATCTCATCCCACAAAATGTAGGTGTTTTCGTAGATCACGATAGTTATATTGATAGTTTTGAACTTGCTGTGCAAATTCATACTCTCAAGCAGCAAGTTAATGAGTATGTAATGGAAGAAGCTATTAAGGAACAAGAGAAGGAAGATCAATCACAAGAGATTGATATGCGAACTGACCTGCTTCTAGATCCTGATACTCCCTTTGGTGAGAGGTTTGCAGCTGTCGTAACTGATATGCTTGAAGGTAATCACATAAGCACAGCTGAGCCTGACGATCCTGGCCTATATCGTAAGCCAGCTGAAGATGAGTCTAACGAGGATCTACCCTTCTAGTTTTATACAATAAAAAAAGACTAGCAAATTTGATCATGAACGAAAAAGAGTTACAGGCAGAAGCGCTAAAGAATCTATATGTTGATTCTTTATCTGAGAATAGTACTCAGAATGCGACCCTTAATGAAGGGGCAGACCCAGCTATTAAATCTAACGAAACTCCTGCACCTCTTCCTACCACTGGCGATGGAGGGGATACAGGTAGTAACCGTGCTCTTGGTGTATCTAAAGAGAGAATGTACTGCCTTAAGTTACATCCACATCCAGTAGGTCAATGTGCTGCTGGCCACAAATGTGTTCGACAATATATAGACGCAGCACCCCACAGACACCGCAAATAACACTTATCCTAGACAGAGACACAGATTATTATGTCAAGACGCACTGATCTACTGCAACAGCTTATCAAGTCCGAGAAGTTTGGTGAGGAAAAAGAGCAAGAGCAAAGGTTTCTAACAGCTACGGCTGAATTGATCCTTACTGACCTTGTTAATATTGCTCTCACTGGTGTGCAAAAGCATGGTGCTGGAACTTTAATACTTCACATCGATGGGAGAGATCCTAATCATGGAAGCGTCTTTGTGTCCGGTGACGATATTCAGCACGACATAGCTCAGGCTGAATCACTAGAAGATGAAGACACACTAAAGTTCCTCCGTCAACTGATGGAAGAGATTGATGAAAATGACTGGTCTACTCATGTCCTTATAACTCTTATTAGTGATGCTGGAACAAGAACTTTTAATGTCGAAGCAGGCGGGAGCCAAGAGAGCCTCCGAGCGATCGCAGCAGAATTTACAGGATAAACTAGAAGAGAAAGGGCTAAAACTTCCTTTATATCCTACGCCACAATTACTTGATCGTGCCCGACTTGTTATGGGTAGCATTGATTTTGACCCTACCTCTGATCCCGTTCAGCAAGTCCTGGTTAACGCTACTTCGATACCTTCTATAGAAGTTAATCCATTGCAAGAGCGATGGCATGGCAACTGCTGGGTGTCTCCAAAGGGTGCTGTCCGTAATTCAAGGATCTGGCTTACAAAAACTATTAATGAATACCGTAATGGTCACATCAATAGCTTTATGTTTTTCACCAGTGCATCTGAAATCCTCAGAGCTACCCCAGTGATCTGGGATTATCCAGTATGTATTCCATTTAAACGTATCAAACAGCTGCGAGCTACAGCTAATGGGTTTGAAAGTGTCTGTCCTTCTACTTGGAATGCTATTGTATATGGTCCTCCTATCGAAGCTGCTATCTCAAACATAGATAAAGTTAGCTTATTTCATAGTACTTTCAGAGATATTGGGCGCATCATCTACAGTGAATACGCTGGTGATAATTGGCAAAAAGATCTTGAATATTATGATGAACATAAGGGTAACATTTAATGTCCAAGCATATATCCAAGGAGTGTTTTTACAAACTTCCTTCAGGAGCTATGGTACATCCTTGTCGTCTCATCCACCGTGACGGCACTTTAATGTGGAAACATGCACTATTGCATCGAGACCACTTACTGACACTGCCTGAAACAGAAGCACAGGAGCAACACATAATTAAAACTGCTCAGCGTCTAGAGGAACTGAACAGCTGGTTATCCCAAGACTTAGAACCTTGGGAAGGCTTACGTATTAACACTTGGTTCAATCCTCAAGAACCTGAATTAGCAGAAGGTATATCCTGTTACTTCCATCATTCTATTTTTTCTAATCTCAAAGTTATGGAAATAATGAAGCCCCATGTTCAAGAACATGAGGCACTTGAGACTAGAAGAAGTTCACTCTTCTTCCGACGCTGCTAGCTTCTCAACCAATCGATTAAGATACCACTGTGCTTTCTTTGCATCCTGAATACAATTACCTTTCAACCACATCCGTAATAGGTACTTCAGTGCTTGTCCTTGCAACATCCCTTCAACAGGTGTGTCTGCATTCTTGATAGCATCTTCAATGACATCAATCGCTTCTGCTGAACCACCTGTGTAATGAACTGGATGATTCACTAGATCAGGAGTGCTATAGCAGTTGTTGAAGTAATCCCAGTTTTTATCTGAATAAACAAGTTCTTTGTTGTCCATTGGCTTAGCTGTTACGTCCATTGTCCATTCTTTGTCTCTATCAAAGGTGTTCTCACCACGCATCTCATCTCTCATCTCAAGGATCTTGCGAATCCTATCTCCTTTCTTTGGCTCATTGTAATTAGACATGTAGTCACATATGATTGCTTCACTACCTAATATAGAGATAAATGTATTGACATGTGACCTATGCCTAGTCCAAAAGGTGATCCAACCTACATCAAGGATAAAGAAAAATACTTTATGTCTGTTGCCAAGACAATTGCCCTAGCTTCTACTCACCCTAAGTCGCCAGGAGGATGCATCATCGTTCGTGACCGTGAAATTATCGGTGACGGACGCAGTATCTACACTGCTTCCAATGTTGAAATAGATCCAATTACTTATGCCATCGCTGCTACATCCAAGCGTGGCACTCCCACAACAGGAGCCAATGTTTACTCCACTCGTTACCCATTCTCATCATCTATCTTTCAATGCTACGTGATGGGTATCAGGAAGATCATTGTGCTTGCTCATGATTGGGAGCCTTATTACAAGGATGAATTCAGAAGAGCTGCTCGTCTAGCACGAGAGCTTTCCCTCGCTATTGAACCTTTATTTGAAGATGATGACCAACGTTTCAACTCAAAACGCTTCAGTTCTAGAACAGCTGCAGGCACACACGACGAGGATCTCTACACAGACCCAAACCATTTCACGCCCGACGACTTTGATCCACAGGATGCAGAGGAGATCCAAGATGAAGACACAACTACTGTTTGACTTAGAAAGTACAGGGCTACTCAGGCGTGGTTCAAAGATTCACTGCATAGTTATGCGTGACATGAGTAACCCTGAAGAGCCTATGATGTTTGACCCTGACCCAGAGCGTGCGGTCATTACAGGAATTAAACAATTAGAGCGTGCTGATGTACTTATCGGCCATAATATAATTGGCTTTGACGTTCCCTTAATTAAGGAGCAGTACGACTTCAACTTCAAGGGTGACCTTGTAGATACACTGGTCCTTAGTAGAATTTTCTACCCCAATATCAGTGAACGTGATTATATGCGTAAGCCGTCAGGGATGCCTCAGAAGCTCTATGGAAGACACTCTCTGGAAGCCTGGGGATACAGACTGAAGTGCTTTAAGGGCGACTTCGGTAAGCAAGGCGGGGCCTGGGAGACGTACACACCAGAGATGCTCTCATACTGCGTCACTGATACAGAAGTAACACTCAGGCTATTTGAACTTATGCAGCGGAGGATACAGGACTATGACTGAAAACTATAGGTACACAGCTGAATTTATCCACTGGTTAAATGAATGCCCCTGCAGCTGGATATGGCTACAGCACGCTGAAGATAGTATTACCTATAAATTTTTCCCTACCAAACTAGAGGAGGATGACGATGTTTCCTGATTATGTATCACTAGAGATGCAGATGGCTGAGATCATGTCACAGCAGGAGGCCAGTGGCTTTCGCTTTGATATGAGTGCAGCTGAACGTGTTCGTAGTGAACTAGCAGCAGAGGCTGACAACCTCACAGAAGAGATCGGCAAACGTTTCCTGTATGTGCCAGGTAAAGTCTTTACCCCTAGACGTCAGGATAAACATAAAGGCTATGTCTCCGGTGCGCCGATGACAAAGTTACTAGACTTCAACCCTACTAGCAGGCAGCACATTGCCTGGGTACTAACCACATTCCGTGGTGCTCGGTTTCTTAAGGTCACCGACACAGGTAAACCTAAGGTTGATGAAGCGGTGCTCTCAGAAATTAGAGACATCGCACTATCAGAAGAGAACACCAAGTTGCACGAAGAGTGCGGAATGTTTATACGTTTGCTGACATTACAGAAGTGGATGGGTCAATTAAGTGAAGGTACTAACTCCTGGTTTAATACAATTGGAGATGATGGTTGCATCCATCACTCCTGCTCATTAGCAACACAAACAGGACGTAACGCACATCGTGGTCCGAATCTAGGCCAAGTTGTAAGTGCACCCTGGGCACGTGAGCTATTCGTTCCCCATCCTGGCCACACGATGGTCGGGGCAGACCTTGAAGGCCTAGAATTGAGGTGCTTAGGGCACTACCTTTTTAGGTATGATGATGGAAATTTCGCTTCAGTTGTACTCGATGGTGATATACACCAGCAAAATGCTGATCGTGTTGGATGCACACGTAAAGAGGTCAAAACAATTTGCTACGCGTTCATCTATGGGGCCGGCGATGTGAGACTTGGCCATAGCCTCGACCCTGCACTGTCTGACGCACAAAAGAAATCTCTCGGAACGGACATTAGACGTAAGTTCCTCGACGCTATCCCAGGACTAGAGCCATTGATCCTTGCCGTTAAGGAGAAGGTGCGTGGTTCTGGAAGACTGAGAGGATTAGATGGGAGACCGATCTTCTGTACTGTTGAACACGCAGCACTTAACTATCTACTACAGTCAGCAGGTGCAATCCTCAGTAAGCGCTGGGTTGTTATAGGTCAACAAGACCTAGATGACGCAGGGTTTACCTATGATAAAGATTACACTCGCTGTGCTTACGTACACGATGAAGTCCAACTGTCAGTTATTCCTAGTGAAGCTGAACGCGTAGGCCAGTTGCTTGAACAAGCAGCGCCTAAGGCAGGTCAGTACTATAACTTTAAAGTACCGATCACAGCATCAGCAGCTACTGGAGATACCTGGGCAGCTACCCATTAAGATCATGAGTGAAGAAGAAGTACAGGATATGATTGATGGCGCCATCAGGCGTCACAATCGTAACGCTAGTATCATTAGCATCATCATTGGTTGGGTGATGCTAGCGGCATTTATGGATGGTCTACTAAGGCTACTAGGATTGATCCCACCTTTTATGGGATTAGACATCAACCTACTACCACGTATCGCAGATTTAATATGAACCAAGCAGACATTGACGCTATCAACGAGATGGCAAGTGAGGCAGGCCATCGCCTTCGTTTAGAAGAAGGATGCCTCAGTGAATATTTCCATGATGCAGACTTACCTTTGCTTGATGGGGAGAACACCTTTGAACGAGAAGAGTGTATGGATCCAACGATGCCTAGGTCTGAAAAGTCGTATGCTAAAGACGAAAAGGAACTTGAAGTTATTGTAGGGGCACAGCTACAGAATGTAGCGAAGGCTCTTAATGGTCATGTCATTTATCAGACTGTTGTTAACCAAGACGGCACCAGCTACAAGCGAATCATCATTGAGTATGAGATCAAGCATGACTAAGAGCATATAACATTGCTTCCTCGTGCTCAGTCATATTGTTCTGCTCATTAGCTGTACCTGCAGCAAAGCCACCAGTACCACCCGCTGCAAGAGCAAGGGATCCCCACAGCAATGCTTGATCTAAATCTCTACCAAGATCTGTTTTTAATGAAGTGTCTATTACAAGCTGTTGATCAGGTGTTAGTCCACTAAGGTCTTGTACATAATCCTGCTTCAATTGCTCTGGTCCTATTGGTGAACTGTATTGATTAGTATTATTGGCAGGTCTGCTAGGAGCAGGCACAGGAGCAGGAGGTGTAGGTGCTGCTGGTGCTGACTCTGGAAACATTTCAACTAATTTAGTTTCTATTTCAGGCGGAAGGTTTGTCAGCCGCGGTGCATTGCTTGCCTGTCTCCTAGGTATTTCATGTAGACCTAGAGGATAGTCAACACGAATATCTGCTCCATAGAATCTACGCATATCATCACCAATGGGTCCCATTGCTCCTACACTTGAATCTCTAGGATGGAATGCTCTTCCTCCATTGCCTGCCTGCTCTATTGCTTTGGCTCTTAGTGATTCATCTGAGAATAAATTAATGTCATATTGTTCTCCCTTACGAGCTATTGCCTCTTTTAACATTTTTATTTCATTAAGGTTATTAACTTCAGAAATCCCCATAAAGCGAGCTGCTTCCCTTACGGCGGAATCTAAGTTTAAACGTCTAGCCATTACAATCGTTGCACATATCTTCTATTTTACCGCTACAATTAAAGAGTACGTTCATCAGCATTAGCTGACGCAAGGAAGTAAGGGTAACTGAACTTCTCGTAAGATCAAAGCTGCAGATTGTCGCTGACGCTCTTAACGGTCACATCATTTACCAGACCGTTGTTAACCAAGACGGCACTAGCTACAAGCGAATCATCATTGAGTATGAGATTAAACACGACTGATATAATGAACTGCGTTAAAATTAAATTACAGGAATCTTATGGATCAACAGAAGAAACTTGTCAAACAAGCTGAATCATTAATGAAGAAGCTGTTTGATTTATCTATGGATGAAGCAATCCACGGTAATGCCGATAGGTCTAATCGACTTAACCGCATTGCTGAACTTTCTCTTAAACGATACAGCCGAAGATACTATGCGTTTAGCAAACCAAGATGAAGGCATCGTAGGCCGACTAGCTTCAGTATTAACTGGAGGCACAGTTCCTGCATCTGAAGTATTCGCATCCTATATGGATGAAAGAGACGCTTACTTACTAGACCCTCTATCAGCAGCAAGGCAGCTAGGAAGCAGTCAGCCCTACTTAAGAACCTTAATGGATCTTACAGCTCAAGAGCAAGAGAGCTTAATGCGAAAGGTTGATGCTGGTTCCGTTGAAATAGATAGAATGCTTAGAGGCTTCGGCCTTACTACTAATATGGCAGGCGTTCGTAAGCCTGTCTTTACTTACCCGCTTGCTGAAGACGCTCATCTGAAACGGAATTATGTTCCCGTTAAAACAAAAGGAGCTGACGGGAAGGGGACTATGGTTGAGTTTATTAACTTAACTCATACACCGATGATGGACTGGGATACCCCAGGCCCACATCACAATGATGCTAATGTCACGATGAGGCATCTAGGAGATATTGAGGACGCTACAAGAGCCTATGTAGATAAGCACCCGGAATCTGAACTGCGGATTTATCGTAGTCCAGGCGGCTTCCGTGCTTGGGAAATGTCAGATCAAATGGGTGTTCAAGACTTTGCACCTAGAGCTGAAGAGCTTAAAGTTGATCCTGACTATGCACGGATATCATTAGATGGTGCTAATAAAACTGTAGGAGATACAGGTATCCAAGTTGATCCTCCTGGATTCCGTTCTAGAATCTCACATAAGCCTGGTAGAGTTGATTGGGTTGCACAACCACTAATGACAATAAGTGGAACAGAAGCAATGGAAGACCCCCGTGCCCGACAACTAATACAAGTGTTACACGATGATCCTATCAAACGAGGATACTTAGATAGTGATGGAATGTCTCCTGATGCTATCAAGTTAATTGAAGCTGAATTACCTACAGCCTCTCGTGCATTACAACAAGAATTAAGAAGACGATTTAGAATCTAAACTTAAATCCAATCTTCTATTGCTAGAATAAACCTAGTGCGTTCATCAGCATAAGCTGACGCAAGTAAGCTCAAGAGAGGAGCTGAAGGAACGGGAATATTCAACCCTACTGGAGTATTCCAATGTCTACTGTTCAAGCAAAAGGACTCGTTAACGTCCGCAACAAAATGGTCCGTGCCCAGAAAGAAGCACGTGCTGCTCAACAACGTGAACTGCCTAATCAGACTACTGTAACTTTGTGTTATCGCGGTGTGCCTTACGTTCGCTGATACTTATGCCTCTCCTAATGGAGAGGTTTTTTTTATTTCCAATAACTGAACTGTCTATTGTATTATTATTGCCTCCCCTAATCAATAGATAATACGTTAAACTTAATTAACGCAAACAATAAGTTTGCTCAATATATTACTTTTATTATGATTTCTATTATCTCAAAAGCTGCAGCAGTCGTATGTGTTAGCTGCCTTGGTGCAACTTCAGTCTTCGCTGCTCCTTATGTCAATGTAGAGAACAACAGTGGTTTCTATGACAATGAATTCGGTGGTGGTTCCACTGACCTTCACCTTGGATTTGAAGCTAACCTTAGTGATTCCGTAGGTTTCTATGCTCAAGGTGGTCCTCAAATTCAGCACGTTAAAGATGCTGATTCTCAGACTGAATACTCAGGTAAGGTTGGCGCTAGTGTAGCGATCACTGATCACCTGGGAGCCTATGGTGAAGTTGCTGCTGTTACGAACAACAAAGAGTTCTCACCTGATACCTTGAATGTCGGCACCAAGCTTGGAGTTAAGTATACCTTCTGATATAACATCTACATCCCCTCCTAACGGAGGGGTTTTTTTATGTTCTATTTTAAAACCCTGGTAGATCTAAATCAATCCCAAGTCCCTGCATATTATATTCCTTATAGATATCACCAAGGCCTGAATCTGCAATACCTTCATTCTTAAGCTGATCACTGCGGCGATTCTGAGCACCTACATCACGCATACGATCCTGCTGAATATGACGACCGTGTCTCCACTCAGGACTCGTAGTACCACCAGTACCAGGTGTTGAAGTCTGGGTACGCTTCGGTGCATTTGTTTGCCACGCCTGCTGACCACGCCATGCTTTAACCTGCTTGAGAGCCTGTTGTCTATTTTTGTAGGCTCCACTCTGGTTATAATCAGAGCGGTCCCTCATGTTTAGCCTCCTTCTATCAATAGGTTTATTTCTAAGATTCACAATGTCTAATAATACCTATCGTTACTTTTATATTATAAGAAATTACTGAATACCAACTTGCTGCTTGAGTTCACTAACTGCTTTAGCGAAAGGTATCAGTGTCTTCATTGTTTTCTCAATAATCTTATCTTCTTGTACAGCAGCAACAGCTTCCAGTACCTTCACTCTCTCGTCAAGGCTTACAATTGTCTTATGATCCTCTCGAATTTTTTTACCACATCCAATTGCAACAAGTACGGCAGCCAGGGGTCCGATTACGAATTCCATATCTAGTTATTAACTAATCGTAGTCTAGCGGAAATTACATCAACATAAGGGGGTCGTCATCTAGATCATCATTCTCGTATCCTTCGTCATCTATATTCGATGGAAGATTATCATCTGCCATAGTCAATAGATCAACAAACGTTTCTTCACTTATGATTTCAGGCAGGCCGCCCTGTGTTTCTTCAATCTTAAAAATGATACCGTTTGAATGCAATGATTCCTGGATCCCATTCTTCTGCTCCATTCGAGAACGCAGCAACTTTACGGCAGTTTTCTCTAAAGCGTGACGACTCATGCGTGATACTTCATACCTCGCACGTTGTAAGGCGAACCGCTGCTCGATCGTCAAGGTGTTCATTAACTAAATCTCCATCAACATAACGTTTGTTTTGAATCCACTCTTCTATTAATTCTTTTACCACAGCATTGTAGAAGTCCTGCTGTTCATACCACTGTAGCCAATTATTAGAACCTTTTGCGTGATTACAGGATTTACATGCTGGCACTAGGTTAGAGCGTAAGTTGCTCCCGCCCTTTGATTTTGGTCTTAAATGGTCTAGTGTTGTTGCCCTTTGTTCTCTACAATAAGCACATAGCCCTCCGAATGAATAACGTATTGAATTTCGGAACTGCTTTTTAGCAGAACCTGAGGAGAGACAGTTGAGGGAATAAAGGATTTCCCCCCAACTTTCTGCGTATTTCATACAGTTGTTATTCGCAACTTACCTCAAATTCTAATGAGGGTATGAATCGTCAATGCCTGTTGCGGCTATTAGTAACTAATGCATCAAGTTTATTTTCAATACGTTCCATATGACCTTCCATACGATCAACCATAACTGCTAAGTCTTCTTTGCTTACATAAGCTTGAGCAATTCTCAATTCAATTTTATCTATACGCTTATCCAATTCAAGTATCCTACCATAGATACGATTAGTTAAAACGAAACCGCCAGTCACCATAGCAACAAGGGCACTTACTCCTGCTTCTACCATTTTAAACTCCTTATAAGCAGGTTGCTTAACTAGTTAATCACTCTCTACATTTTACTAATTTCAGAGAGGTATCTCCTGCATAGCTTCCCACTTATCTTCTAATTCAATTAGCCCATAGTGCTGTGTCATTGAGTTTGATGAATGCCCCATCAGTGCTTGTTGAATTGTAAATTCAATCTTTGCTCTCATCATGCGTGCTCTGAAGTAATGTCTCAAAGCGTGGTAGTTACCTTTACAGTAACGAGCAATCCTATGTTGTTCTGCTTTTGATGATCGTTCCATCTTCCACTTCTTCGCATAAGGCAGCCACGAAGGATGAATAGGCACCTCTCTTATGGAAGCGTCATTCTTCAAACGTCTTGCCTCTGTGTGATACAAGTCAATATAAGGGATGTCCGTTTCTATATGGATATCTCTTGACTCAAGTCCACCTAACTCTTCCAGTCGCATACCGTGTGCCCAGATTCCAAGAAAGAACGGGCAGTCATGTAGTCTTTCAAATTCCTCAAATCTTCTTGTCTTGTAGCGTCTTTTGGAAGGCTTGAGTCCAAACTTTAGTCCCTCCCATACATTGACTTCAAGTTTCCCCATGTGTTTCCCAAGCTTCCATAGTGCCTCTAGGTTTGCGATATCCTGCCTCAAAGTTCCATCGCAATGTTGATAAGGACGATTCTCTCTGAATTCCCGTGCGTCATCCACGGTGAATGTGGTGTAGTCCGCGTCCAGCAATGGCTTGGCGGAATTCAGAATTCTTATTTGGCTTGACTCTTCCCTTTTCTTAATCTTGAAACTGTATTGAATCAGGTCGTAGACGGTGTTCATGTTAGGCTCCTTGAATATAAACCACTTCACACAAAACTTTACCAGATCAGAGCCGTTAGCGGGGGTTGTTTTTTGTGAGAAGCATCCCCTAGGCTTGTTCTGTGAAAAACATCCCGAAGACCTCGAATGGGGTGATTCTGTGAGAATCATCCCGATGATCTTCAGTGCCTTGTCTACGACTGCTAAGTCTGGGTAAGCGTCTTGTGTGCTGTGGCTATGAAAAAGGTAGCACAGCACCTCGCTTTTGTCAGCTCAACCGTTTGCCGTCAGATGTTCCATCTCTGCGTGCATCAGATCACTTAAGTGTGACACCTGTGAACAGGCACCGATGATTAACCCACGCTGATTAGGCGTAAGGTCTGCTGATTCTGCGTCTTCAGATAGCACAGAAGAGATACTCCCAAGGCACATAATAATTGCCGGTAATCCCCAACGTTCTACAAGTGAATGCATCGTAGAAAGCAGGGGGTCACTCCCATTCTCTACGGCTTCCCAAAAGTCGGCACGTTCTTGCGTATCCATAAGTCACACCATTGATATCCCTATTGTAATAAACAATAGGCATCAAGCACGGGGGGGCTCTTCCTTCTTCTTATCATCCTTGTCATCGTCCTCTTTACTATTAACCCTAGTGATGCCGTAGCTAGCTAGGACAGTGGTGACTAGTGAGCTGATGAAGGCTGCATCTACATTGGATGCATATCCAAAATAGCTAGCAGTTAATACAGCTAACGCCCAAGTCAGTACCCCGGCTGGTGCCAGGTTCATAACGATATCTTTGATGATACCGTTCTTCTTATTGCCCATGATTAAAAACTGGTCAAGAACTAGATACAATTAATGTAGTCGCTTAAATTTATGTAACTACAGATGAAGTATCTCTTTCTATTATTGCTTATCCCTTCACCTGTATTGGCCCAATATGTTGCCCCAACATTTTCAACGGGCACGATGACACAAACTGTGACAGCAACTCAGACTATAACTGAAACAATTGCTATTGAGAGGGTTGGAGGAGCATTGACCACCTGGAATGGTGACAACATTAAAGCGGTGGATGCTAATGGCGCTGCTGCAGCTGTTGGAGCAACAGGAACCGTTTATCAAATCGTAGATACAGCACTACCATGGCAATTAGATACTTTGACAAGAGCAGCGGGAGTGATAGAGACAGAAGACATCTCACGCACCATAGAAACAGACACGGTTACAAATACATTATCGGTGTTTGCTCAATAGTATTAGCACTTGTTGCCCCAGTTAGGGCAGAAGATAGTACATCTGTAAGCGCTAATCCACAGGCAGCAATCTCAGGATCAGTGGCTAACCAGGCTGTACAAATTAACCAAGGTTCACTGAGCACACAGTCATTCGCTACTGGACATTATTGTAATGGCTCTGTTATCAGCTTTACCCCTTACTTAATGCGTACCGAAAGTATGGCATCTAGCTTTAGCAGTAGTAATAACTTCGGAGCACAGGTGAGTTTATCTATGCCCCTGGACGGTGGCTCAGTAGAGATGTGTAAGGCGCTTGCTAGAAGGAAGCTTGAAAAAGAGCGATTGGACTATGAGCTAGTCCGTGTTAAGGAATGCATTAACATCTATAAGCAAGGATTTGCCTTTCACCCTGATTCGACTTTTGCTGTCATCTGTGCAGATGTAATTCCACTAGCGAACGCGCCTACTCCTTAGCAATTGCTTTCCTTTTATTCTCCAACCGTTGCCTGGACCAGGTAGGCAGGGTCTTGCCCTTAGCTTTGGCGATTTTCTTCAGCACAGTTTTGATGACTGGATTAAGTATCTTGACCACCTGTTTGAACATCGCAGTTGCCGCAAGGGTTCCACCCACTGATGCAACGGCAGCGATACTGGCGGTAGTGCCTGCTGTTACAAGGATCTCCTTAGGCGGCACTGGTATTTCAATACCTACTACAGGCACTTGAATTGTATTGAAGATGCCTTCAGGTAAATCTATCGGCGGCGCTTTAACTGGAGCCGGGGTGTTCAACTCCTTCTCCTCTTCAGGCTCCTCTTTCTCCTTAGTTCTAGTCGGAGCTACATCAGGCACGTCTTCACGATAAACAGGAATAGGCACCCACGTCGGTGGTGTGAAGTTAGGTAGCTTCAGATCGATACTAGGCACTCGTAAGTCTGTTGGTGCAGGTATTGGTATAGGTACTAGGGGTATCATTTATCTATTAGAATATCTATAGTCATTTTATGAAAAATATGAGTAATCTTTCGGTGTCAGAATTTCGTAATTTCTTTAAATACTACGCTGATTTACCACATCAGCAAGATGCAATTGGCATTTTGTTTGATGATTTACCACTTTCATTGAAAGATGAAGAACATCCTTGGGTTAAGCGGTATAGGACTACACCTGAGAAGAGTGTTGCTGATAATCCTTTGTCTGTCCCATATTTTTCACAGAGGGATAACCTAAGCGGTACTGGTTACCGTGAGTGTTTCAGTAGTTCATGTGCAATGGTTGCTAACTATTGGTTGCCTGAAGTAATTACAACTGATGACCAATATAACGACATCCGTTCACAGTATGGAGATAGCACCGATGCACAAGCACAGGTGCGAGCCTTACGTTCCCTTGGGCTGAACGCAGATTTCATTAGCAACGGAACAATTGCAGGATTGAAGCAACAGATTGACGAGGGTTACCCGACCCCTGTGGGCTGGTTGCACCACGGGCGGCCAGACAATCCTACGGGCAACGGACATTATGCCGTTGTCATCGGCTATGACGACGATGGCTTTATTCTGAATGATCCATACGGCGAATGTAATCTATTTATTGGCGAATACAATATATCAAAAGATGGATCCAACGTTCATTACAGCTATGGGCTGTGGGTTAAACGCTGGATTGTTGAGGGTGATGGCAGTGGCTGGATGGTAAAAATCAGCGCTGAGAGATAAAAGATATTACTTATATTTTAACTGTTTTCGAGTGCTTCAACTTTTGCTTCTAGGGTTTCGATCTTTGTGATTGCTTCTTGAAGTGCTGCTGTTAGCACTGGGACAAGTTTTGCATAATCTAGCGTTAGAGTCTCGTCACTATTGATGCCAACTACTTCAGGTATAAGTATTAGACATAATTAATTAGTGTTTGTTTTAAAAAAGCCCCGCGTTGCCACGG